CTCCGGCATCGGATTGCTCACGTATGACGCGCACGTCATATCCCCATCGGCGGCCTTCGGCTTCAAATTGCCGCGCCACTGCCAGAGGGGTGAGAATCAACGCCTTGCCGTTCGACGCCGCGGCGGCCTGGCGTGCCCACTCAAGCTCGCACGCGGTCTTGCCGAGTCCTGTGTCGAGAAATAGCCCGCCGCTACCGCACCTGAGCAAGAATTCGATGCACGCGGATTGATGCCCGAATAAATGCGCAGGCATCGCCCCAGGCTCGATACCAAGCATCCGCGGCGCCGGATTCTTCGCGGCTAGAAACTCCGCGTAGCTTTTCACAGCAGCCGAGTGGGTCATCCGATCCGCTCCATCATTCTTACCGTCTGCCGGAATGCGGCGACATTGGCGGCGAGCGCGGCGGTATTGCAGCGGAGCTTTCGCTCGATGCTCACGTCCTGATTCGCGGCCATGAGGTAGAGCTGCACGGCGGCCCGGTAGTCGGCGCGCTGCTCGGCGCGGACAGCGGCGTCTTCGAGTTGTTCGTAAGTCATCGGGATCCCCCTTGTGGTTCGCGCTCATCGGTGGCGCGCGATTGGAGTAAAGCATAGCTTTATTTCGAGGTCAAGCACAGATTGAGGCTCCGGGCGTGCAAACCCGCGCGCAGGGCGTCGAGAACGCGGTCTTTCCGAATTCCGGTGGCGCTCATGATCGCGGGATTATTCAACGGAGGCTTTACCTTTCAAACAATCCGGACTTGATCGTCAGATCAAGTCGTGCTTTACTACGCGCATGGACGACACCCCTATCCGGAAAGCCATTCGCTCCGCGGGCGGCCTCTCGGCCCTCGCCGCGCGCCTCAACATCTCGAAGCAGGCGGTGAATCGCTGGTGCCACACAAAGATCCCCGCCGAGCGGGTGCTCGAGGTGGAGCTCGCCACCGCGCATCAGGTCTCGCGCTACGAGCTGCGGCCCGACATCTACGGCGAGCCACCCGACTGATCCCCCACCGCGCGCACGGAAGAACACCAACAACGAAGGCGAGGGGAGTCGCAAGTGGCGGAGAAGCACACCGAGGAAGTCAAGGTCCGCGTCACGCTGGAGATGCGTGATCTCATCAACCGCACCGCCATCGCGCAAGACCGCGCGCCCAGCGAGCTGGTGCGGCACATCCTATCGGTCTACTTCTACGGTCATGCGCGCACGCTCGCACAGGGCGCGGCGCAGCAGGAAGGCCCGAATGTTCCCTGAGTCGGACCACGAAATTTTCGCTGCGGAGGGGGTGCGCGTGTTCAAGGATGCTCTGAAGGCGGCGCGCGAGGGCGCCTCGTACGTGCTCTGGCGCCGCCAGACGATCCACGGGCCGGTGATGGCGGTGCTCGACGGCGACCGGATCTGCTGCATCGACGCCGGCAGCCAGCGGGCCCGCAAGATGCTCGTGCAATGCCCCAGCGCCGTCGCGGGCGTCTACGGCACGGATGCAAAGCGCGAGCAGATTATCGACGATCTGCTGATCGTTCTTCGGACACGATGAGAACAATCGCGCGCTGGCTCTGGCTGTTCGACTACCTGCGCGCCGAGCGCAGGCATTGGCGCAACGGGCGATTTCGAGCGTAGCTTTCCCGCATGACGGCGCTCGACCAGGCCATCGCTCAGATGATGGCGGCGGGTATGCCGCCGTTTCCTCCGGGCCATCCGCGTCTCAACACCGACCGGGTGCAGCGTTACGGCCCCAAGAGCAAGCGCGCGTGGTATCGCCTCTTCGAGCACGTTGGCAAGAACGGACAGAGCTACGTCAGCGGCGCATACGGTGAATGGGGCGCGCTCGATAAGCAGACGATCGAGACGGACTGGCGAGGTCTCAGCGATTCCGAGCGGCAGCGAATGCGCACGGAACAGGCCGCAGCAGAGGCGCGCGAGAAGGAGAAGCGCGACTTCAGAGCGGGCGCCGCAGCCAAGCGCGCAAGCTATCAGTGGCGCGTGGCGGAGGCGCCGCGCGAGCATCCATATCTCGCGGCAAAGGGCATCAGCGCCGAGGGCGTGCGGGTCGATCGCGACGGCACGCTGCTGATTCCGATGTATTCGCTCGCCGCGGCGAAGCCCAAGCTCGTCGGCCTGCAGAAGATATTCTCGGACGGGCGCAAACGTTACAGCGCCGGCATGGCCAAGGAGGGCGCCTGCACGGCGCTCGGCAAGCCGGAGGATGGCGAGCCGATCTTCGTGGCCGAGGGTTATGCGACGGCACGCTCGATCCGGATCGCAACGGGAGAAAAGCATGCGGTGGTGGTGGCCTTCGACGCCGGAGGCCTGCTCACAGTGGCCCGTGCGCTCCGCGCGCGCTTCCGACGTTCGCGCATCGTCTTCTGTGCGGACGACGACTGGCGCACGGATGGCAACCCCGGACGCACCAAGGCATCGCAGGCGCAAGCGATCATTGGCGACGCTGCGTGCGTCTGGCCGGTGTTCGCCGGCGAGCGCGATGACAAGTGGACCGACTTTAACGATCTCGCAGCGGCCGAGGGGCTCGAGCTTGTGCGCGCCCAGGTGCTCGCCGGCCTGGCGCCGCGCGCCGAAAGCATTTCCACCCCAATCCAGGCTGACGCCGAGGACTGGGACGAGTTCCGGCGGAAACGCCTTTTCTGGTCGGGTCGGGGCCCAGAGGCGTCGCGGGAGAACGTCGCGCTGATCCTGCAGAATCATCCGGATTGGCGGGGCGTGCTCGCCCTCGACGAGTTTTCCAATGCGGTCGTGAAGCGCCGCAGCCCTCCGCTTACAGGTAGCGGAGTGGGCGAATGGACCGAGGAGGACGACCTATCGCTGGGCATGTGGCTGCGGAGCTCGCCGGACCTCGGCCTCTCCATGCGCGCCATCGACCAGATCAGCGCCGGCGTGCTCATGGCGGCGAACGCCGCGAAGTTCCATCCGGTACGCGAGTATCTCGACGCCCAGGCGTGGGACGGCGTCGACCGGCTCGACGATTGGCTCGCCGACTTCCTCGGCGTTGAGCGGTCGACCTATTCTGCGCTCGTCGGCCGATTTTTCTTCGTTGGGCTGGTGGCGCGCGTGTTCCGCCCCGGCTGCATGATGCGCTCGGTCCTCATCCTCGAGGGCGATCAGAATAAGGGCAAGAGCACGGCGCTCCGCACGATCGGCGGCGAATGGTTCAGCGATACGCCGTTCATCGTCGGTGACAAGGACTCATACCAGAGCCTCCGCGGGAAACTGTTGTATGAGATCTCTGAGCTGGACAGCTTCGGGCGGGCCGAGGCGACGCGCGTGAAGGCGTTCGTATCGAGCACCAAGGACACCTACCGCGCGAGCTACGACCGCCGCGCGAAGGACTGGCCGAGGCAATGCGTCTTCGCGGCCACAACGAACCAGCACGAGTACCTCAAGGACTCGACCGGAGGCACTCGGTTTCACCCCGTCGCAACGGGCGACATCGACATCGATGGCATCGCCAACGCACGGAACCAGCTCTTTGCGGAAGCCGTTCACCGCTTCAGATCCGGAGAGCGCTGGCACGCGACGCCCGACGAGGAACGCGCGCACTTCCACGACGAGCAGCAGCTCCGCGAGATCGAGGATCCGTGGTTTAGCGAGGTCGCGACCCACGTCGACAAGCTCACCGCCAACAGCATTACGGTCGTCGATCTGTTGCGCGATGCCCTGGCGGTCGAGATGAGCAAGGTCGACAACGCGCGCGGGATGGCGATGCGCGTCTCAGGCATCATGCGCCGGCTCGGCTGGCACAAGCGCCGCAAGTCCGGTGAGGACCGCGGCTATTTCTACGAGCGTCCGCATCGCACGCCTGCGCCGGCGGTCACCGAGGAGAGGGCGGATGGCGTTCCGTTCTAGCGCTCGTTGCGATCCGTCCAACCTGCTAGCGAGGTTGGGCGAAGGTTGGACGGAAAAAGCCTCGCTGATTCCGAGACTTGTCCAACCTCCCAACCTGCCCAACCTGTTTTAGATTCCTTCCGCGTGATGATCATGAGTCGCTGACAAGCGACTCAGCATCGACTCATGATCCTCGCGCGCGCGCGCGCGCGTGCAGGTTGGACGAGGTTGGACGGTTGGACGGAAGTAGGGTGATTGAAGCGATGGATGCAAGAGAAGCAGCGGAGAGGAACCGCCAACGCTGCCCTCTGGTGGCCGCGATCGTCGACGCATTCAGGGCTGAGTTCGGCCCGGGCGTTTCGGTGGTGTGGGCGGTAGAGGGCGACGTGGAGCTGGGATGCAGGCCGGAGGCTATCAACAAAAGTTGATAGCGCTATTGCGCGCAGCGCGATTGTGCGAATAATGGGTTGCCATGCGCGAGCGTGGCTTCCTCCTTGGTTGCGATTTGCCCGACGGTGACTCCCCTCTCCGTCGGGCTTTTTCTTGTCGCATCCAGCGAGGCCATCCCAATCTCCTCCGAGCGACTCGCCACGCTCGCGCAAACTTTCTCGGGTCCTTCCCGGAAAAAATCGTATGCGCACAAACAAGGCGCGAACGAAAGCTAGTGGCAGGGGAATTCGGTGAGTTGACCGCGAGGGCGGTGAATTGACCGAAGCGGTCGTCAACTCGGGCGCGCATGTGTCGCAGGTCGAGTATGCGCGCCTGCGAGGGGTCAGCAAGCAGCGCGTCAATGCGCTGGTGCGCCAGGGCCGGATCGCGCTGCGTGAAGACGGTTCGGTCGACGTCGAGGCCTCCGATGCGATGCTCGAGGCGACCCTCGACCGCAGCAAGGCGCATCGCGATCGGCAGATCGCCGGAGCGGCAGGCCAGTCGAGTTTGATCTCTGAGACCGAGACCGAAGCGCGGACTGAAAGATCGGCGCCCGGAAACGGCCAGCAGTCTTCTGGGCACCATCCGGCGACCTCCGATGTCCAGTCGACCAACTCGGCGGCGGACTACTGGGAGCACAAGGCCCGGAGGGAGCGCATCGAGGCGGACCGCGCGGAGCTCGCCCTCGCCAAGCAGCGCGGGGAACTCGCAGACATCGCGGAGGTGAGACGGCTACAGCGTGAGGTCTATTCGAAGGCCGCGACGTCGCTCATGCAGATCCCGGCCCGGATCGCGCCGGTGTGTGTCGCCCTCGACGCAGCGGCCATCGAGAAGGCCATGCACGACGAGATCGAGAGGGTGCTGCTCTCGATCGCGCAGAACCTCGAGTCGGCTCAATGAGCGGCGCCGTCGCAGATCTCGTGCGCAATGCCGGGGCCGTGATGCCGGCCACTGCGGAGGGCCTGCGCGCCGCCCTTGTTCCGTCGCTGAAGGTTTCAGCCTGGGCGGATCAGTACCGGGTGCTCTCGAAGTCGGCATCGGCCGAACCGGGCCGCTGGAGCACGGATCGGACGCCCTACCTGCGCGAGATCATGGATACGCTCTCGCCGCTCTGCCCGATCCAGACCGTCGTGTTCCAGAAGTCGACGCAGGTCGGCGGGACGGAGACCGGCCTCAACTGGCTTGGCTCGATCATCCATCAGGGACTCGGGCCGACGATGCTGGTGCTGCCGACGTCGAACGCGGCGAAGAAGGCCTCGAAGACTCGCGTTGGACCGATGATCGCGGACACGAAGGAGCTGGCGAAGCGCGTGCGCGAGGCCCGCTCACGCGACTCCGGAAACACGACGCTCCTTAAGGAATTCGACGGCGGCGTGCTGATCTTCGCCGGTGCAAACAGCGCAACCGAGCTGAAGTCGAGTCCGGTGCGGAACTTGATGATGGACGAGATCGAGGAATATCCGTCCGACACCGACGGCCAGGGCGACCCGGAGGAGCTCGCCGAGAAGCGCACCGATACCTTCGCGCATCGGAAGATCTTCAAGGTCTCGACGCCGACGATCACGGACGGACGCATCGATCGCGCCTACAAGGCGAGCGACCAGCGCGTCTACCTCGTCCCATGCCCGCACTGCCATTACGAGCAGGAGCTGCGCTTCGATCAACTGCGCTGGGAGACGAGAAAACGCTGGGAGCGCGTCGACGCCGAGACCGGAGAAGTCATCGCGGCCGATGAAGACGAGATCGGTGCGGTTGAGCACGACACCGGCGAGCTCGTCTCGGTGTGGTATGAATGCGCCGATTGCGCGGGCGCGATTTACGAGCATGCCAAGACGGCGATGCTCAATGCGGGGCGCTGGGAAGCGCGCAATCCAGGCCCGGATCGCGCCGCCGGGTTTCGAATCAGCGCGCTCTATAGCCCGATTGGATGGTTCGGATGGCGGAAAATCGTCCTCCTACGAAGAGCCCGGCGAGAGCATCGACGAGCATTTCCTGAAGCGCCGCATCGAAGCGTGGCGCGTTGGTGAAACCATCCCGGCCGGAGCGCTGGTGCTGGCCGGAGGATGCGACGTTCAGCATAACCGGCTCGAGCTCCGCGTTTGGGGCTATGGGCGCAATCAAGAGACGTGGCTCGTCGATCGGCACGTCATCTTCGGATCGCCTGCTGCGGACGAGACCTGGCGCGCATTGGAGCAACTCCTAGAGAAAGCATGGCCGCATGAGCTCGGCGGGAAGCTCCGCATGGGCGCGCTTGCCATCGACGCATCGGACGGCGTGACAACGCACTTCGTCCGCGCGTTTGCGCGCAAATGGTCACCGACGAGGCGCGTAATTGCGGTGAAGGGGCAGGCCGTGCAGGGCAAGCCGCTCATCGGCAAGCCCACGGAGCAGGACGTTTCCTGGCGCGGAAAGATCATCAAGGGCGGCGTCAAGCTCTGGCCGATGGGCTCCGACACCGGCAAGGCCGCGTTCTATGCTCGCCTGCGAATCGAAGAGCCGGGACCAGGCTTCGTGCATCTTCCGACAGGACTTCCTGACGAAACCTTCGCGCAACTCACGGCAGAGAAGCTCGTCACGCGGCTGATCAGAGGGCACCCGAAGCGCGAATGGCACCTCCCCGCAGGAAAGCGGAATGAGGATCTCGACTGTCGAGTGATGGCCGATGCCGCAGCGGAATACTGGGGGATCCGACATGCGCCATGGGACAAGATCGAGGCCGGCCTGCGCGTGAGCACGCCCGATCTGTTCGTCACAGCGGACGAGGCCAAGAGCGCGGCAGATCCAGAAGTTTCCGGCGCGGCGCCTGCTGCGCGTGCGGGCCGCGTTCCGCCGATCAAGGCACGGCGCGGTTGGGCGCAAGGATGGAGGGGATGACGAAGGCCGCGCGCCATGAAGTCGGCGATGGATTCGTAATCGGTGACACCGATGCCAACATTCGGAAACTGCTGGACGTATGCGATCCCGAAATGGTGGCGCGACGGCGGCTATATCGTCGTGCGTCGCAGCGGCTTCATGCGCGTCCCGCATGTCCTCTGGGTGCGGTCTCTCGACGGCGTCGAGTTCCACGAGTTCACGCCTATCAGCCCGAAGTTCAGAGGGCTCTCCGGCTTCGCCCGAGCGTTCTTCCATCGCGGCTTCGTCAGGACCATCACGGAGAGCGGAGATTGGGGGCGAGCGCCTGGAGTGCCATGGGACGTGGCGATGATCGTGTACTTCGTCGGGTGCGGAGCGCTCATGCCGTTTTTGTTTGTCGCGCTGATGCTCGCGATCGTCTACTGATCGATGCGATGCGAGATCGGTGAAGACCGAATGGCGGCCATACATGGATATGAAGTGACGGTGCAGATCGCCTCGGCGGGAGGAAAGGCAGCCGTGCGCATTCCCGCGCGAGGGACCGCGGACGAAGAGGCGCTCGCTCGCGCAGTGAGGAGCTACGCGCAGGCGCTCGCCGACCTGCGCCGCAATGCAAAACCGCGGACGCCCGATTTGCGCCCGTGGTGGACGCGATAACAAGAAAACCCGACAACGTTAGGAGAATCACATGGCATCTGCAATCCCGACCTCATCGCAAACCCCGTCGCAGACGTGCAACACCGACATCTTCAGCCTGGTGCGGCGGATCAACCGCTTCATCGTGGAAGTGCTCAAGAGCCAGTCCTCCGGCATCTCGCAGACGATGCCGTTCGACGTCGCGCGCGTGAAGAGCTACACCGCGAGCCTGCGGAGCTTCATTGCATGGATCGTGGCGCAGCCGCTGCTCGACCTCCCGGAGACCGGGCCGCAGTGGATCAACCTTCCGAAGAGCCCGGAAATCCCGAACATGGAGAACGAGAGCGCGTATGACATCTGCGTCCTCTTCGAGCTGCTGCGCGACGAGCTCGCGAACAGCCAGAGCGCGCGGCTCTCGACCAACATGATGCAGTTCGACCACAACCGGGCGCAGGCGCTGATCCAGAAGATCGACAACCTCGTCGACCAATACATCGCCATTGCCGAGCCGCTCGATCTGCCTGAGTCGAGCCCGTCGCAACTGATGACCGGACCGGGTTCGCAGGGAATCTGACGAGCACCCGCGTTCTTCCGAGCGCCCGCGTGATGCGGGCGCTCCAGAGAGCAGGGCTTAACAGGAGCGGCCACGATGGCATTGACGAGCGAACAATACGCGCTGCTGCAAGCGGAGATTCTTGCCGATCCGGTGCTTTCCGCAAAGCCGGCGAACAGCGACGGCGCCTATGACATTGCCGCAGCCATGAACCTGGCGGCGTCGCCGGATTTCATCGTCTGGAAGACGGCGGTCGACCAGGAAACGATCACGCAGAACGGCTTCGACTGGGTACGGGTGGACAACCTATCTGTCGGCAAGGCGCGGATATGGGAGTGGCTCTTCGGCAACCCGACGCGCAGCATGAACCCGAGCAAGGCCAACGTGCGAGCCGGGATCGACGAGTGCTGGAAGGGCACCGCTGCGGATCTCGCGGTGCGGGCGGCCGTCTATGTCCATTGCAAGCGCAATGCAACGCGCGCAGAAAAGCTCTTCGCCTCCGGGGTCGGCACCCATGCGACGCCCGCGACAATGAGCTTTGAGGGACAGCTCTGGTATCAGGACGTCATGACCGCGATGGGGTGGTGACATGGCAACCGTCACGCCGAACTACGCCGCCACTGCGACGATCACCTGCTCGGTCGCATCGCTCGCGAGCTCCTCGTCATTCGTCGCCGGGCAGGAATCGACGATCGTCGACAACTCGAGCAACAAATATGTCGACGCGCTCCTTTCCGGAAAGATCCGCGTCGGCACGACGCCGACGGTGAACACACAAATCCTCGTTTATGTGTTCGCGCAGCTCGACGATACGCCGACCTATCCCGACGTCATGGATGGCACCGACAGCGCAGAGACGATCACGACTGCAGGCGTCGGGCAAGGCTTCCTGAAGCTCGCCGCGGTGCTGAACGTCGATGCGACGACGAGCGACCGGGATTATCCGTTCGGCCCGGTATCGGTGGCGCAGCTCTTCGGAGGCGTCATGCCGCAACGCTGGGGCGTATTCGTCACGCACAACACCGGCGTCGCTCTCAACAGCACGGGCGGCAATCACTTCATCAAGTATCAGGGCGTGAAGTTCGACGTCGCATAAGAGCAAGCGGTGGCATCGATCATCATCCCGAATCGTTGGAGCCGGCAGCCGGTCGGGCCCGTCTCGGTGCGGCCCGAGTTCGCGCGCTCCATCGAGTTCTGCATCGATTTTCGTGATCGGTCGCGGATCATGGAGATCCATCGCTCTGCGTCATTGACCATCGGTTCGGCGATGACCCGAGGATTCACGCCGGCAGGAACAGCGGTTCAGTGGACTGACAATGATCTGAATTCGTTTGTCGCCTGCCCGCTCCGTGGTGGTGCGATCGGGACCGGAAACTTTACTTTCCATCTAATTGGGATGACCGGCCGGATCCCATCTGGTGATTATCCATATGTCGCCGACTTCGGATCAGGATTCGCCCTGACACAAGCCCACGCTGATACCGCAAACAAGCCTGGTCTCTATGATGGGTCAACGGTCAAAAAACTGCACGACGTCGCATCCGTAACCGGAAAATTCTATCGATCGCTCACGTTCTCGCGGTCAGGCACGACGTGCAGAGCCTATTGGGAAGGGATAAACGACGGAACATCGGCAACGAGTTCTGTGAGCGCAGCCGGGACATCGGTGAACATCGGCGGATTCAAATCGCTCGGCGTCGCGGCGCTACATACCGACTGGAAGTGTGATTTCGCGCTCCTGTGGCGCGTCCCGTTGCGTGATGCTGAAATCGCGGAGCTCGGAGTCGCGCCATACGGCGCTCTGTTTACTGGCGTGGTCAGCCGAATCTATTTCGATCTCGCTGGCGGAGCGACTGCTCGCACGGTTACAAGCAGCCTCGATTCTGCCGTCCAATATTCGCGGACCGCGACGGCCTCGATCGATTCTGCGATTCAAGTCGGACTGACCGGGACCGTTTCGCTTTCCGCCGCGATCTCGCAGGCGCTCACGGCGACGGCGACCCTCGAGGCGGCGATCCAGGCGGCGCGCACGGCGTCGGCATCCGTCGACGCGATGGTGACGGCCGGAACGACGGCAAGCACGAGCATCGATGCGGCTCTGCAGGTCGCGCGAACCGCGAGCGCGACGCTGGATGCCGCCGTGCAGATCGCGCGCACCGCGACCGCGAGCGTCGATGGCGCGGTGCAGAGGGCACTCACCGCATCAGCGAGTCTCGATGGCTATGTGCAAGCCGGAACGACTGCGCTGGCTTCGCTCGATGCCGCCGTCCAGTACGCGCGCACCGGAACCGCCAGCCTCGATGCTGCGCTCTCGATTGCGCGCACGGCCGCTGCGAGCCTGGACGCCGACATCGTCGTCAGCTCGGCCGGGACGGTCACGGCGAGCCTCGACGCCGCGCTCGCGATCGTCGTGACGGCGACCGCGTCGCTGGATGCCGCAATTCGCCACGCGCGCACCGCCGTCGCTTCGCTCGATGGCTACGTTTACGACTCGTCCGCCACCGAGGCGGAAGGCTACACATTCAAGGCGTCCGCGCGGGCGCCGTTCCGCGCCTCGCGGCGCGTCGTGCATTGACGGGAGACGGCTATGGCTGCGACGGTGCAGATCGTTGAAAAGAACGGAGCGGGAGGGACCACGACCGACAAGACGAGCAGCACGGTCCGCTTCAAAAATGCGGACAACTCGACCGTGGATCTCAACAATCCGATGGTGAAGCCGGGCGCCGGCTCGGATTGGAGCTGGGAGAAGTGGCTCCGGATGAACGTGACGGGCGGCACATACAGCCAGATCACGAACGTCAAGGTCTATACCGACGGGTCGTCCGGATGGACGGGCGTGAACCTCTGGGCGAAGGCCGTTGCGAGCTACGCGACGCCGGCCGAGGGCACCGCATCGACGGGCTACACCAACGCCTTCACGTACACCAGCGGCTCGGCGCTTTCGCTCGGTGCGGGACCGTTCACGAGCACCGGCGAAAAGGGTGACCACGCCGTCCTGCTCATGGAGGTGACCAGCTCCGCATCCGGCGGCGTGCTCACGGCCGAGACGCTGACGATGGCCTGGGACGAGATCTGATG